ATTCCCGGACAACACGGCGGCAAACGCTGCGTATGGTGGCTCCCTTGTTGGTGGCGCATACGATCCGCGATTCGGCGGTATGTATACGGACCTCCAGGGTGGCGACATCTTTGGCGACATCCTCCAGGGCCTGAGCTGGCTCTCTCCAATCGGCGCGGCTGCCAACGTCGCCTCAATGATTGCGGGCGGCAAGGCGCCGAAAAAGAAGAAGGCCGCTGCCAAGAAGAAGGCTGCGCCCAAGAAAGCCGCGGCCAAGAAGGGTAAGTCAAAAAAGGATTTGTCCGGCGACGGGTTCCTAGACGACATCGGACAGGCGTTTTCTTTCCTCACGCCGTGGGGGCTGGCGGGTCAAGCGGCAGGTGCGCTTGTTGGCGCCACGTCGTAGAGCTGCTTTGAAGTAGAAAGCTAACGAGCCAACGCGCCATTTTTGTATAGCTTCAGTTGACCATGGCCCTGTCCACCAAATCTGGCAAGCCTGTTGCTGTCGTCGCGGGTGGCGATGACGACGGCCTCATCGTCTACACCACTGCTGCCTCCAAGACCACCAAATCGGCACTAACCGCTGCGCAGAAGGCGCTGGTCGCCGCCTCGCTCAAGAAGGACGGATTCGACCCAGAGGACTCTGAGCCAGCGCGCTTGATTGAGCGAGCGCTCGCGGGGGACCACTGCTCGTCGATTCGCGCACCGGCCGGTGGGTCGTTCATTCTGCATCCAAGTGAGACGCCAGAGCGCGTCTATATCGCTGGGCCGTCGGGCGCCGGCAAGAGCACGATTACGGCCCAGTATATTCGGGAGTGGTGTGACATGCACCCCGACAGGCCGGTCTTCTTGTTGAGCACGCATGACGGCGAAAAAGCCTACGAGGAGCTGCCAGTTACACAGATTGCGCTCGACGACGAGTTCTTAGATGACCCGCCAGGTCTCGCTGAGCTCAAGGGGTCTCTCTGTGTCTTCGATGACACAGATAACCTCCAGGATAAGGGGCTCCAGAAAGCTGTCCAGGCGGTCAACAACGACCTTCTCGCAAACGGCCGCAAACATGGCATCTACACTATTACGCTGAATCACCAGATTAGCGACTACTCGCGGACTCGCACGCAGCTGAACGAGGCCAATCGCGTCGTCGTGTTCCCCAATGCGGGCGGCACATACCACATCACACGCTTCTTGAAGGTGTATGCGGGCTTCGACAAGGTCCAAATCAAAAAGTTTCTGGACACGAGCAGCCGCTGGGCATGTCTCGGAACTACGATACCGGGCTACGTAGTGACGGAGAACGAGGTCTACCTTGTGCGCCAGTAGCTGCGGCTTGCGCTCCTTGCTAATAGCCACGATGTTTCCATGGATGTCCGTTGATGAGGTCGAGGCCATGCTGCCGACCATAGAGGCTGCCGGAGTTAGCGCAGTCGCTCGCTCTCCGCGCGGATTCCTATCCGCATACCGCAGATTACGGTCGCCACTACGAATGATGATTGAACCTGTGCCTGACCATGAAACACAGAACTGGGCGCAGCGGCGCGACAGCTTCATTGCTCGCACACTGCCGGCATACGACGCCAACCCAACGCACCGTCGCGCGCTGGCACTGATCGCCTGGGCGTATCTACCACGACTCGGGCTACTCAACAGTAGCAGCCAAAAAGGGTAATCGTTACCCAAGTCAGCGCGTTTTTGTTCTAGAGATAGTGATTGTCTGGCTCCGGCGGCACGGGCACGAGTCGACACACCAGCCGATCGAGGGTCGTTCTGTTGGCCTTGGCCGTATGCTTCATGACCCGTGCGAATTCTTCTGCGCTTTGGTAGTTGCAGGCGGCGCGGGCGATACACCAACGCCCGCAGGTGCTGATCCCTGGTCGCAGATACTGGAGCCGCGTCGGGCTATAAGCGACGTTGTTGAAGGGCAGCAGCAGGCGAGCAAGATGTGGTCGACCCTGTCCAGTTGCCTCGAGATATTCTTGCGAAATAAAGTCGCGCTGTCGGTCAGGCGGCTCGCCATAGCTGTCAAAATGCTCCACGCAGGGGCGGCCACTAGCATCACGTGTGTCAATAATAGCCGTCCAGTGCCCAGATTTTTCTGCATCTTCGTAAAGAACAGCGAATGGTCTCTTGGGCAACTCGGCCATCCCGGCGAGTTGCTTGTAGCGGTAGACTGGTCCACCAATACGCTCGGACACTTCTGTCCCGGATAGGGGTCGGGCGAGCGCAGCATCAATCGGCCCGGGCATTCACTGATTCTTGCGCACAACTATAATACAACGGGCGCAAGATGTCCGCAGACAGTGATCATCTCACGTATTATAACGGAATCTGCATCAACCGCGAGGGTCGCCCCACCGCCGCCATTATCGATGACGTCCGCAGTCAGGCGTTCCTCGAGTCGGCCGACTCGTGGGAGATGTCGGTCATCCGCTTCGATGTTGAGACCCTGCTTCTGCCGTTTGCCAAGTTCCCGATTGGCGAGAAAGACCCCGCATTTCCTAACATCGAATACACGGCCCTTCAAGTTAACATGGAGGGCGCTATCGGCCGCGTCGTCTCGGAGACTACGGGCGGGGAGTACACAGACCTGAGTAGCGTCATCCGATACTGGAACTTCGCGATGTACCAGGCGTTCTACAATCTCGACCCTGCCGTGCAGGCGACCTTGCTCAACCCGCCGCAGTTCTACGTGGCACCCAGCGGAAAGCTGCGATTCATCTTCCCCGCCATCTGGGCAGATAACTCCGTGAACAAGCCGAGGATTCTGTTCAACGCGATATGGGCGAAGTATCTAATCGGATTTCCGCTTTGGAGGAATCTGAATTATGGGTTCTCGGCGGGTGGCGAGGACGCTCGTATCCGGATCGAGGACGAGACCTTCACAATCAAACTCCCGGATCGCACGGGCCTGCCCATCGCGTTCGGCGCATCCGTCTACGGCGTTGGCGGCGACCTCGCCTATGTCGAGGAGATGTTCCCCAAGACTGGCACGCTCGCAGCGGTTCGTGGCATCACGCTGACGACGACAAGCCTCCCCGTGAACTCGGAGATCCTCCCCAATACTGTCAGCATCGGCTCACAGGGCGTCTCGAACGCGAGCTCGAGCATCATCAGCGACTACCTAATGGACACCGACAGTTACACCGACCAGCACAAAATTGTCTACCTCCCGCAGGCGGAATACCGAATCAGCCAGCTAAACGGGCACGACTCTGTCCGAAGGATCACGATACAGGCTTGGTGGTCAGACCAGTTCGGCGTCCGATACCCGCTGATGTTGCCCATCAACGGCACGTTCGCGGTCAAGTTGATGTTCAAGCGACGCACCGATTAGCGCAAGCGGGGAGAGCGAACGGGCCATCGCGTTTTTTGCGCATATAGAAAGATATACACAGATCGGCAGCGATGTCCATCAGTATTTCCGCTCTCGACACCGTGCGCGTGCTGGACCCTCGCACAGACGTCAACAGTCTCGCACGCAGGACCTACCGTATCTTGGACGGTCCTCAGGATTCTGGATACCAGCGCATCCTGCCAGACGGGACTGCGAGCACGAATGCCGTGTTTAACATCAACCCGCCCTCGAGCAGGACGTTTATCAACCGCCACATCCTAATTGAATATACGGTCGACCTGACATTTCGAGGAACGGCGACGGCTGCCGGCCAGTGCCTGCTCCAGGCGACGGGTCTGCCGAAGGCTCTTGGCGTGAACGAGACAGTGGGTGCGGTCAACTATGGCGGCGCTATGACGCTGAAGGGTGACGCCCCACGCGCGTATCCTCTCGCGAACGCAATGCAGAGTGTTCAGGTGTCCATCAACCAAGACCGCATCAGCGTGCCCGTCGGCTCCATGTGGAGGGCAATGACGCGGTACAATAACGATTTCTTGCAACAGCGGCTCGATCAGAGCTTGACGCCCACTTTCCTTGACCAGGAGCAAGATTACAACCCGCAGGGCGCCGCAACGGGGTCGCGATCGCCGTTCGGCGACTACAACGACTCGCCTGATGTGATCCCACGCGGCGGCTGGCAGAACTGCGTCATCCTTCGGAACGACGTGTCCGGGGCGGTCCGCATCACAGACGGCGGGAACATCGCAAACAATGGCGACCTCGTCAGCGTCGTCCGCTTGACCGTGTGCGAGCCTCTCTTCATCTCGCCGTTCCTCTATCAGCGAAACTCGCAATTTACGGGCCTTATCGGCGTGCAAACAATGCAGCTACAAATCGGGTTGGCCGGGCGTTCCTCGCAGCTCAACGGAGGCCTTGCGTCCATGTTCTGGTCACATACCCCTGGGATGGCCAACACGACCCCGATCACTGTGGCGGAGTGCGCGGTCGTAAATGGTGGGTGCGCGGTCTACGTCAACTATTTGACACCCGATATGACGCAGGAGATCCCGCTCACGAACCACTGGGCATATGCTGAGCCTCAGCTGTTCCCTGGCAATGCCATTACGCTTCCGGCAAAGGTGCCAGGCCCCGTAGGCACAGTTCCACCGCTCTCGCCTATTGTGCCAATGGTCTTCAACAACATCCAATTGAACAGCATTCCGAGCCGCGTCTATCTCTTCGCCAGCAAGGCCGACACGCTCCATACCATCGAGTCTCCCGACACATTCGGCTGGATTCAGGGCGTCTCGATCTCATTTGACAACAGAGATGCCATCCTCTCAAACGCGTCTCCCAGGGACCTCTACAACATCGCCGTCAAGAACGGCGTAAGCCTTTCTTGGGACCAGTTTTCCAGCAAAACCGGCTCGGTGCTGGCCCTGGACTTCGGGGAGGATATTCCGCTTCGCCCCGCGCAGGCTCCCGGTTTAAGAGGCTCTTTCTCGTTTAGAGTCACCGCCAACGTATCCAACGAGTCGGCGAACACCGCAGATTTCCAGCTCTTCCTCGTCATCATGGGTGTCGGGGTCTTCACCATCAGCAACGGCTCCGCGGTGCGCACGGTTGGTGTGCTCGACGTGTCTAATATCCTCGCGAGCAAGGACCAGGACGCGCTCCCGTGGACCCCATCGGGCGACATCTATGGCGGTGGAATCATGGACACCATCAAGGGCCTCTTCGGCAAGTTCATGAAGTTCGCCAAGCCCGCCGCCGGGATGGCCGCCAAGGTGCTGCCGATGGTAGCGCCCGAGTTCGCCCCGTATGCCGCTGGCGCCAGTAGCATCCTGAACACGGTTGGCGACATGACGGGGACCGGCCTCGTCGGCGGCAAGAAGGTCAGCCGCGCTTACCTCAAGAAGATGCTGAAGAATTAAAAAAAACACCAGAGCGGCCGAGCAGACGAATTTTTGCCCTCCCCTCTAATAGCTTGCGATGGATCTCGACTCTCTCAACGGCGGCACCGTCGACACGAAAGGATGGTGCAATCCGGTAGTCGGGACGCTGCGAGCCAAGAAAATTATTTGCGATGATATAGAGGGTGGTGGTGGCGTCCCGACAGTGGCCAATCTTGGATGGAGCAGCCTGTTCCCCCCACAAACATCCCAGCAAGTGCTCAATGG